CATGATTGCGCCGGTGCCGTTCCTCGGGATGGAAGGTGCAGTGCAGCAGGACTATGCGATCATCCCGTTGATCGAGGCGCGGATGAACGATTGCACCAACGTCATGATGGATGCGATGGCAACCTCCGCGTACACGGATGACGGCACCAACACCCAAAGGTTCACAGGTCTTCCGATCGCCGTGGATTCCGCAGGCACCTATGCAGGGTTGAACCGCTCCACCTATAGTTGGTGGGCGTCGAGCGAATACGCCGCAGGCTCGGTCAATCCGACGCGGCAAAACGTCCTTCAGTACATCAGCGGTACGGTGAAGAAATCAGCAGAAATGCCGACGTTTGGCGTATGCGGTTTTGGAACCTGGACGCTACTCGCGCAAGATTTTGTGGGGCAAGAAACCTACATGATCACGCCTGGGTCGAACTTTGCAACAGGGGAAGAAGGTCCAACTTCAGCGTTCCGGGCCTTGATGGTGGCAGGCATCCCAATCTATCCCGATCCGTATTGCCCAGAAGGCACGCTCTACCTGCTCAACAGCAACTATCTGTCGCTCTATGTACACAATCAAGCACAGTTTGCCTTTACAGGGTTCGAATCCACGCTCCCGAATTGGCAAATTGGGTATGTCGGAGCGGTCTTGACCATTGCCGAGATTGTCAGTACCAAGCCTAAGTCGATGACAAAGGTGACGGGCTACAACTCGCTCACGCTCTAGGAGGACATCATGGCTCTTGGTCTACCGAAACTGATCCTTGCATCAAGTTCGACAAATACCGATACCGCTGGTGCGTATTTTGACTACCAAACCCAAGCAGTCACAGCAGGTGCTGACGTAATCATTCCTGCGGGTCTCTATTTGGTGTATCCTGTTGCGAATCTATCAATCCAAGCGAACAACGGAACGAGTTGGGTAACCCTGATTGCGGCCAACACGGGGGGAACTGTGTTCTCGGATGGCATCAATGTCAAATGGGTGTCGTCGTCGGGAACGGTCACTGCGTTGGTTCTTACCGTTAATGGCGGGTTGGCAGTGTCGGGAACTTATAACGCAACGTGAGGTGAATCATGGATGGTAATCGCGTTGCCAATGAATTGCCGACACGATTCGGAGGAATCCTGCTTGGCAGTCTGATTGGAGCAGACTACAACAGTACGTCGGATCAGCAGATCGTGATGTACGACGCGCCCGCCAAATTTATTTTGCGCAGGATTGTCGTCACCAATGCGTCTGCGAGCCTAAGCACCGCAGCAGGCGGCGTGTATACCGCTGTAAACAAAGGCGGGACAGCGGTCGTTGCGGCAGCGCAAGCGTACTCCACGTTGACTACATCAGCGCTGTTTCTAGACTTGACTTTGAACACCGCAGGTAGCGCAAACATTACCGTGAAGTCCAGCATCCCGAACTTGTACCTGTCGCTCACGACGGCGCAAGGAGGGGCTGCGACCGCAGATGTGTATGTGTTTGGCGACATCCTGACGCTCTAAGGAACCAGTTGTTAGCCCCTCTGGTGGTTGAGTAGCTCTGTCATCTGTTGCCCCGACAGGTGATGGAGCCAAAAACCTCAAACGTATGAGACCGCAATGGCAACTCTTTCGGGATACATTACCGAGGTACGGCGGCTGTTGCACGACGCGACCGGAGTATTCTGGACTGACACAGAGTTAACCGACTACATCAACGATGCGCGCAACCGTATCGTTCGTGATACAGGTTGTCTGCGTTATCTAGACACAAATTCAGCAGTCGTCAATGTTGAGACGCTCGATCTCACGGCTCTAACGCTACCCGCGTATGCAGCAAGCATACTTGATGTCCTAAACATCAATTTGTACTGGGGAAACACGCGTATCCCATTGCGGTATCTGGCGTGGACCGACTTCAACGCGCAACTCCGGTTCTGGCAGAACTACACAGGCAGGCCGATTGCGTTCTCGCTCTACGGTCTGACCACAGTGTATTTCGGACCAATCCCCGATCAAACCTATGTCATTGAAGTCGATGCCGTAGTGTTGCCCGAGGCGCTGACCTCTAGCTCGCAAGCCGAAACTATTCCCGCACCGTACACCTCGCCAATCAAATTCTACGCAGCCTACCTTGCCAAGTACAAGGAGCAGAGTTACGGCGAGGCCGAGATCTTTAAAGTGGAGTATGACAAGCAGGCACGCGCAGTGATTGCCTCCTCCATGACTCGCAGATTGCCGACGGCGTTCAGTTCGCCATACTGACATGGCGCAGACCGAGCAGCGCAAGTCCTATCATGTCACGAAGGACTTCAAGGGTCTTAACACCAAGGCCAACCGAACCGCGATTGATCAAAACGAGTTTGCGTGGTTGGAAAACGCAATGCCGATTGGATTCGGAAATTTGCGTATCGTGCCAACGTCTTTTCCAGCGGTTGCTACAGCAGGAACCTCGGTAATTACCGGGAAGACGTATCGTGTTGCTGCGCTTGGAAGCAGTCTCGCGCAATGGCAAGCCTTCTTTAGTACGCTGACCGCCATCCCCGCAGTAGGGGACATCATCGTGGCGACGGCAACAGGAACGCTTGCAGGCGGTGGAACCGTAGCGCTCTTTGCGATCACCGCAAGCGTACCAGAGTACAGCGCACCGATCAACATTGCAGGCGTCAACTTCCTGCTGATCTTCCAAACCGATGGCAGTTGCGAAGCGTTGAATTTGTCTACTAATGTATTGACAACGGTCGCTGCCGCTGGGACTTTTGATAACGCCGGGAACAAGGTAGCGCAGTGGAAGAACGAACGTGCGTTGATCATCACGCCGAGCAAGGGATACTTTAACTGGGACGGAACCAATCTGGTCAAGATTGGCAGCGTAGCGACCATCACCATCACCGCAGGAGGTTCAGGGTATACCGATCCGGTGACCGTAACGATTGGTGCACCCAACCAGACAGGGGGCGTGCAGGCGACCGCGACCGCGACACAATCGTCAGGAGTTATCAACAGCATCACGATTACAGAGCCAGGATCGGGCTATACGAGTGCCCCGTCGGTCACGATTGCAGGAGGAGCGGGCACAAACGCAACCGCAACCGCTGCGCTCTTCTCACAAAACGGACAAGCGATTGCGACTTTTTCGGGTCGCGTGTGGATTGCGGAGGGGCGCACGGTCTATTTCAGTGCTGTGGAGTCCTACACGGATTTCACTTCGATAAGCTCAGGCAACATCACGATCACGGATGGAACGCTGTACGGCGACATCACGCAGATGGTCAGCGCCAATAACTTCCTCTACGTGTTTGGTGCAAACTCCATCAATGTGTTCTCGGATGTGCGCGTCAACGCGGTCACGGGCGAAACTTTGTTCACCAACACAAACGTGAGTGCGAGCATCGGTTCCGATCTGGATGATGCGATTGTGGCCTACTTCCGTAGCATTCTGTTCATGAATCGCTATGGAGTCTACGCACTAGTAGGGGCTACAACTACAAAGATCAGCGATGCGCTTGACAACATCTTTCCGTTCATTGACTTTAATTATCCGGTGACAGCGTGCCAAGTGTTGATCTACAACATTCTGCTAGCAGCGTGGTCGGTGACGTACAACGACAGCGGCACATTACGTAAGCTGCAACTTGTGTTCTTTGATCGTAAGTGGTTTGCGACAGAAATGGGTGCAATCACGCACATAAACTCCTCGCCGTTGACCGGATTACTTACCGCCTTTGGGTTGCAAGAAAATGGACGAGTGTACAAACTATATAATGACACAACCTCAAACATTGCAAGTCTTGTAAAAACCGCATTGTGGTCGTTGAACGATCCGATCCGCACGAAACAGGCGCTCAAGATTGGAGTAGAAGCCACGATTTCTAGTTCAGGAGTAGGGGTTATCCTTGCGACAGTGGATTCTGAAAATCAGGTGTCTTCGACAATTACTCTGACTAACGGCATCAACTGGACCAACAACTTTCTGCAAACCATTACCTGGACCAACAACTCAGGGCAGACGGTGTCATGGACTCCTACTGGGTACGCGCTCTACAAGTACGATGCGCAACAGTACGGCAAGTACATCGGTTTTACTGTCACCTCAACATCGCCGGGATTTGTTTACAACGGATTCCAACTTGAACACGAATTACGAGTGAGGTTCTAATGCCTAAGCCAGTTACTATTCCAAACACGTTTGCTACTGCAACAACGGCAATCCCGCTGACAAATCTTGATGCGGACTTTACGGCAGTAGCGAGCACTGTAAATGACGCAAATTCGTACAGCAATTTCGCAGTCGATACAGGAACGGCCAATGCCTACGTTGTGACGTTAACCGGAGTAACTACTACCTACACCGCAGGGTTGCGTATTCAATTCAAAGCGCTAAACGCTAATACAGCAGCATCGACGGTCAATGTGAACGGGCAAGGTGCAAAAAACATTACATTTCAGGATGCTACGGCGCTTGCATCAGGAACTATTGCTGCAAATGCGATTGTGGATGTGATGTATGACGGCACGCAGTTCTTGCTTATGAATGATCCGGCAGGAGCAACAGGTGGTGATGTCGTAGGTCCAGCAAGTGCGGTCACGAACCGAGCCGTGACGTTTAACGGAACGACAGGCAAGCTGGTTCAGGATTCAAAGGTAACGATTACGCCTCCCGCAACAGGATCAACGCTGACCATTGCAGACGGGAAAACCTTTACGGCCAGCAAGACTCTAACGCTCGACGGTACGGATGGCACCACGATGACGTTTCCGAGTACGAGTGCCAGTGTTGCTCGAACGGATGCAGGGCAGACGTTTACGGGCACGCAAGTGATGACCTCACCGAGGATCGTCACCAGCATCAACGATACCAACGGTAACGAAGTATTTGGTGTTACTGCAACCGGGTCTGCCGTAAATGAAATAACAGTTGCAAACGCAGCAACAGGATCGGGACCAACATTATCGGCAACTGGGTCGGACGCGAATATAAACATAAACCTTACGCCAAAAGGTACTGGCGTAGTAAGCACAACAGTGGTTTATGCCAATGCAATTTACGCACAAACCATAGCGAGCGTCAGCAGTTTTAGCTGGAATTCCTCTACGTCTTCACCTGCTGCAGCAAGCACAAACCCTTACGGTGGTGGGTCGCCGGTTATTACGAACATTCATCGCAACATGAAACGCTGTTTGGTTGCCGATAACGGAACCGTGAATTACTACCTTGATCCTGCGGACAGCACTAAAAAAGCAGATGGAAGTACTGCTGTGCTTACAGGCGCAGACGGCATGGTGATGGTGGAAATTCCAGCGTTTTACACCAAGCGCGAGGTGAGTGGCAGTATCATTACATGGTCGATTTCGGATCAGCCGTTATCCGGGTTCAGTCTGCATCCTGCGTTTTACAAGGATGGGAAAGCCGTTGATTTTCGCTACATCAGCGCTTATGACGCTTGCGTTAACACAACGGGAAGCACTTTTCAATCGGGATTGAATTACGACCAAAATGTTGGGGCTGGGCAAAGTTGGAACACGGGCACAGCAAAGTTAGCGTCCGTGTCAGGCGTTTATCCAGCTTGTGGGGTTACCCGCGCACAATGTCGTTCTATGGCAGCAAACCGTGGCACAGGCTGGCGTGTATGTGATTGGACGCTTTATGCCGCTGTTCAACTACTGTACCTCATTGAGTACCAGACGTTTTACTCGCAATCTGCTATCGGTAACGGCAATACGTCATTCTCAAGCTGGCCCGCCCCGTCAGGCAATCAGGGGGATAGCAGAGCATCACAAGCCGGTCTGAGCAATAGTACAGGAAATGGCACCACGAGCGTCAACACGGCAGGCGGGGCGGTTACGGATTACATGTCCTACCGAGGCATCGAAAATCTGTATGGCAGTGTTTGGAATTGGGTTGATGGCGTTATTGTCAATGCCGCTGGCGGTGTAGGAACTAATGCTGCTGTTTGGGATTACACCAACAACAGCGCGGATTTCAGCGATACTGTCAACACAAATATGACGCAGATTACTGCGGCGGCACAAACAGGGTTTGATTACCCAGGCTCCCTTGCTGCGGTCAACAACTTTTTTATCTCAACAGGTGGTGGTGGATCCTCAAGCACTTACACAACGGATTTTTGGTATGGCAGTACATCAGCAGACCGCGTTGTCTTTGTCGGCGGGGCCGCGGATAATGGCGCGGATGCCGGTGTCTTCGTTGTGTTTGCGCATATTGACGCTTCGTTTGCGGGTCGTGGTTTTGGCGCGCGGATCGCTTTTTAAGAAGGTTTCGGGGGTTCTCGGAAAGGGGTGATTGTGAGCATCGACCACGTTGTCAATGTCGGCAGGAACGCGAATAATGGCACGAATGCCGGTGTCTTCAATGTGAATGCGAATAATGACGCATCGAATGCGAATCGTAATATTGGCACGCAGACCGCTGTTGCAAGAAATCACAATACTCCTGCTCGCAAGAGCGAATATGTCAGCCCATTAACGCTTGGTAGGGCAACCGAACAGCGTGGGTGTGAACAGCGATGAAAAGGCATGGCAATTTATGGGGCAAAATTATAGATTTGGAAAATATCAAGCTTGCTCACCGTATGGCAAGAAAAGGCAAAGCGTTTTACAACGAAGTAAAGATGGTTAATGAAGATGTGGAAAAATACGCTAAACATATTCAAGACTCACTCATAAACAAAACTTTTACCACAAGTCCCTATGAAATAGAAGAACGAAGCGATGGAAGGAAGGTTCGCACAATTTACAAACTTCCCTATTTTCCTGACCGGATTGTGCAACACGCACTTCTCAACATCACAGGTTCATTGCTTATCAAGTCTATGATTCGTGACACTTATCAATCCATACCAGGAAGGGGAACTTCAGATGCGGCTCGGCGCGTCAAAGAACTAGTGCGCTCAACAGAATGCCCAAGATATGCAATCAAAGTGGATATTCACAAATATTACCCATCTGTTGATAACGAACTCATGAAACAGTGTTTGCGCCGACACATAAAATGCAAGGATACATTGTGGTTATTCGATGACATCGTAAATTCGACACAAGGCTTACCTATTGGAAATTACACAAGCCAGCATTTAGGGAACATTTATCTTAATCAATTTGATTGGTGGATGAAACAAATTGTCAAGCCTGCTGCATACTTTCGCTATTGTGATGACATTGTAATTTTTTCTAACAGTAAAGAGGATTTACAAACGATACGAAAGCAAATTGAGGAAAAACTGACCGCTTTGAAGCTTAAGTTGAAACCGAATTGGACGGTGTACGATGTGCATACACAAGGCGTAGATTTTGTCGGTTACGTATTCAAACCGTTGCGAACAAGGTTGAGAAAAAACATTGCGGAAAAGTTTAAGAAAGCTTGCAAGAATATTCGGCGTTCAGCCCCCATGATAAATTGGGATGAAGCATTAAGTGTGTTGATGGCGTACAAAGGATGGGTAAAGCGATGCAACGGGCGCAAGCTTTGGCGGGCAGAGGTTTCGTGTTTGACTAACTGGTTTCCGAAACAATTACGAGGTGCGGTATGAAAATACAGGCGGGGTATGCAATACAGCCCTATGAAGTATCGGGGCAGGAGCTACGCATACACTGGAACATTGAGCAAAAAACGCGTCAAGACATGCAGGGTACCATTGTGTATTGGGAAGCCAATGAAGCTTTGTGCGGGCGCAACGATACGCGATCGCAAATCATTGAGACAATTATTAAATCAATGTACAGTACAGGTGCGGAAATCGCAACCATTAACAATAAAGACACAAAACCAGATGAGTATGCAAATTATCAAGCATTTCGTGCTCAAGCAAAACAACTTGCCGATGGATGGTTGTCATGACCGACATTGATGTCAAACAAGCCCAGCTTGAGGGCGACCTGAAGGCTCATGAGCGCGAGTGCGCCATGCGATACCAAGGCATTGAAAAGGCATTCCAAGCAGGCGAGCGCCGGATGAACCGTATTGAGTATCTGCTCTACGCGACGATCATTGCCGTTCTTTTTGGTCCCGGGGTGGCCGCAACCTTCGTTAAGAAGTTCTTCGGACTATGAAGTATACCCTTGGCAAACGATCTCTAGAGCGGCTCGAAGGAGTGCATCCCGACCTACTGCGGGTGGTCAAACGCGCCATTGAGATTAGCAGAGTGGACTTCACAGTGCTTGAAGGCTTGCGCACGAAAGAGCGGCAGCGCAAATTGATGGAGGCCGGAAGCAGTTGGACGATGAGTAGCCGACACCTGACCGGCCATGCTGTGGATCTTGGTGCTTGGGTAGACAATCAGGTCGATTGGTCCTGGCCGCTGTATGACACGATTGCAGTAGCGATGAAGCAAGCCTCGCAAGAGCTAGAGATCCCGATCAAGTGGGGCGGTGACTGGGTTGTCAAGGATGGCCCACATTTTGAACTTGACCGTAAGGTGTACCCATGAACCCGATGATCCTTGGTCCGCTGTTCGAGATGGGTAAGACCTTGCTCGACCGCTTTGTTCCTGACCCGGAAGCCAAGCGTCAGGCTGAGGCAGAGTTTCTGAGGATGGCCGCAGAAGGCGAGTTGAAACAGGTCATCGCCCAGTTGGAGATCAACGCCAGGGAGGCGCAACACGCAAGCGTCTGGGTGGCCGGATGGAGGCCGTATTTCGGATGGGTGGGGGGAACAGCTTTTGCCTATGTTGGAATCATTAAGCCATTGTTGACTTGGTATGCCACGATCAGGGGATGGCCGATCCCGCCTGAAATCGACCTTGAGTTTCTATGGGTAGTTGTGTCAGGACTGCTTGGCATCGGAGGTCTGCGGACGTTTGAAAAGACCAAAGGTGTGACGAGGTGAAACGTGGCGTTAAAGAAGATATTACTTAAGCCAGGAGTTAACAAAGAAAACACTCGGTATACCAACGAGAATGGTTGGTACGTCTCCGACAAGGTGCGGTTTCGTCAAGGAACACCCGAAAAGATTGGCGGCTGGCAGCGCGTTTCTTCGGCCACTTTTTTAGGTGTGTGCCGCGCTCTTTGGAATTGGGTCACGCTGGGGTGTGAGAACGTCATGGGGCTAGGAACAAACCTCAAGTATTATATTGAGCAAAGTGGTGTTTACTTTGATGTAACCCCCATACGTTCAACCGCAACTTTAGGGGCGAACCCATTTACAGGCGATGGAACCACCACGGTGGTAGTGACCCATACCACGCACGGGGCTATCAACGGTGACTTTGTGACGTTCAGTGGGGCTACAGGAACTTACGCTTCTTTGCTTAATGCAGAGTTCCAAATAACTTACCTTACATCAAACACTTATTCCATAACGACTTCAAGTGTTGTTGCAGCAGGGGCTACGGGCGGTTCTGCGGTAATTGCTACGTATCAAATTAGTATTGGCCCTGCGATTCAAGGGCCGCTTGTAGGGTGGGGTTCAGGGGGTTGGGGGTTAGGTACTTGGGGCGTAGGGGTAGCTTCCACTGATGCGTTGCGTATTTGGAGTGCTAATAATTTTGGGGAAGATCTGGTGTTTGGCCCGCGTGGTGGGGCCTTATATTACTGGGATGTAACAGGAGGGCTTACCACCAGAGGTGTATTGGTAAATTCGATTGGTGGAGTAGTGACGCTTACCATTGCCACTCCTTGTGTGATTACACTATCGGTAGTTCTTGCAGAAGGTACCGGGATAAAACTTGCTACAACGGGTGCGCTACCCACAGGACTTGTAGTAGGTACAACATATTACTTGCGCAATGTCGATGGAGTAACAGCCAATTTATCTGGTGCGGTTTCAGGATCGCTTATTAACACCTCAGGGTCACAGTCGGGGGTGCATAGCATTTCGGAGCTTGTGGACGTTCCAGCCGTACAAAATTTTATACTTGTATCGGACACTTCACGCTTTGTTTTATTATTTGGCACTTCAGAATATGGCACAAGCAGTCTCGACCCTATGCTTGTGCGATGGAGTAATCAGGAATCGGTAGTGGATTGGGTGCCTTCTTCTTTAAACCAAGCAGGCTCATTGCGTTTGTCTCACGGTTCAGAAATTGTAACTGCCTTACAAACACGCCAAGAAATTGTAGTTTTTACAGATTCTGCGCTCTACTCAATTCAATACGTAGGCCCACCCGTTGTATGGTCGTCCCAACTTCTTGGGGATAGTACTTCCATCATCGGGCAAAATGCAGTAGGGGTCGCTTCAGGGCGCATTTTTTGGATGGGCATAGATAAATTTTACGTGTATGATGGGCGAGTACAAACTCTTCGTTGTGATCTTCGCAGACATATATTTTCAAATATTAACTTAGCGCAAAACCAACAAATTTTTGCGGGTACCAATGAGGGCTTTAGCGAAATCTGGTGGTTTTACTGCACGGCTGACTCCAGTACAATTAATGCCTACGTAGTTTACAACTACCTTGAAGATGTTTGGTACTACGGGACGCTTGCAAGAACCGCGTGGATTGATTCCGGGCTAAGAGCTTACCCTGTTGCTGCTACTTATACACCAAACCTTGTGAACCATGAAGTCGGGGTTGATGACAATCAGACAGCTACCCCTGCACCTATCGAAGCCTACATTGAATCCGCAGAGTTTGATATTGAAGACGGTGAAAAGTTTGGGTTTGTATGGCGCATGGTGCCGGATTTGACGTTCCAAGGATCGACTGCGGGTACGCCCCAAGTCACGATGACGATGTACGGCATGAATGGTTCGGGGTCTGGGTTCAACACTGAGGCTTCCAAAGCAGTTGCGCGTACATCGACGGTTACCATTGAGCAGTTCACCAACATTGTGTATACTCGTATTCGTGGTCGGCAGATGATCATGAAGATTGCTTCTGATGGCTTGGGTACAACTTGGCAGCTTGGTGCACCACGTATCGATATTAGGCCGGATGGACGTAGATGAGTTTTCTTGAAAATCCCGTATCGCCTAATCTGCCCCTTGCGCCAAAAGAGTACGATTCCCGGTACCAAGAGCAATTTAACAACATTTTACGGTTGTACTTTAACCGACTTGGTGGTAACCTTAGTTCGCTTTTAGGACGTTCAGGAGGGCAGTACCTTCAACTCCCCTACGGGTCGTTTTATGATACGACAGATCAGACAGCGGCAAGTACAACGGTGGCTTACCCAATTACGTTGAATTCTACTTCGCTAAGCAATGGCGTAGCGGTCAAAAGCGATAGTAAGATTACGGTGGGGCAAAATGGTGTATATAGTGTGCAGTTTCGGGTGCAACTAGCAAATGATGATAGCGCTCCACAAGATGTTGATGTATGGTTTCGGATTAATGATACAGATGTGGCAAATTCAAACACAAGGTTTGGCTTGGCGGCGCGCAAGGGACCGAGCGATCCTTTTCATACGGTAGGAACGGTGAACCTTCTCCTTGATCTTGTAGCAAATGACTACGTGCAACTGGTATGGAGAACTACGGATTTAGATGCACGAATTGAAGCGTATGCTGCCGGAACTTCTCCGACGAGGCCAGAAATACCTTCAGTTATTGCAGCAGTAACTTTCGTATCGGGGGTAGCATAATGACTACTCAAATAAAAGATGCCGATGGCAAATCGTTTGACGTTGACACTTTAAAAAAGCTGTACACACAAATTGCGCCGAATGTTGATGTAAAAAGAAGTTCGGGCGATGTGTTTAACACTAAGGTAACCGATAGCACAAACATAGGGTTTAATTCAAAAGAAGCAACAAAATTTTTTGGGGGAGCGCCAACTGCTGCGCAAATGGTTGTTCTTGACATGGCGCGGGGGCTTGCTAACGCCGGAGTAACCGACATTGGTCAACTTAAAAAAGGGGAAATATCTGAGTTTCATCCTACTACTGACGCGGGAGACGGGTATTATCAAACAAGAAGTGCGAATGTAAGCCCAAGCGGTAAAGAAATAGATCTTGGCGTAGCTTTTGAAGGTAAGGGGGGCACAAGATATAACTTAGATTTTGGCAAAGATGGGAAACCTAAATTTTATACTACAGGTTTTGATACAAGTGACAAAAAGATGGCCCTTATGGCGGCGTCTATGTTTGCGCCTTTTGCCTTGGGGCCGTTGATTGGGACAGCAGGGGCGGGGTTAGCCAACACCGCAAATGCGGCTGCTGTTTTAGGTGGAGCAAGCACAGCCGCAGGGGCTAGTGGATTAGCTGGGGCGCTTGCAGGTGCAGGTCTTGGCACCACCGCAGCAAATGCGCTTGCATCAGGGCTTGTACAGGGCACATTTCAAGGCGGGCTTTCTTCTCTTACAGGTGGGAAGTTTGGCAAGGGGTTTACCTCAGGTTTTGTAGGTGGTGCGGCTCCTGTTGTAGCAGGGCCAGTAATCCAGACGTTAACTCAAGCAGGACTATCGCCCGAGCTTGCAAAGATTACTGCAAGTGGTGGTATCGGGGGGTTGTCCGCAGCAGCAGGTGGTAAGAACATAGGCCAAGGAGTTTTGGGCTCAGCGCTCAACACAGGCATCGGCATCGGTATGGATAAGGCAGGAATAAACCAACTTCCTGCCCCTGTGCGGGGGGTAGTCACTGAAGGGATTAGGTCAGTTATTTCGAGGCAGCCGTTTGATCTGGCATCCGCAGCACAGAACGCTGCGATTAACTACGGATTGAGTCAAGTCGGTCAAGCGTCTGGGTTTAATGCTAAACAGCAAGCTGCCATGATGAAGTTTTTAAATTTTGCTACGTCGATGGCTCGACGCAAGTCGTAGGAGATGAGTATGGATTACGAAGATTCACATGACGGGTTTACAAGAAGATATGATTTTGGGTACGGACAACCGGGAGATGTTTCTGTTAATGACTTTATTCCCTTGCCAAACTTCCCGTCAGATGGCGGGGCACTCACTGGTTTAAAACCTGATCTTATTGTTACCACAGATGGAGATACTCCCTTCTATCCGGGAGTTTTAGCAAATATAGGCCTTTATTCCCCAAACGAAATAGCCGCATTTACTCAGGACCCCGCATTTGATGAGTTTAAACTAGCCAATCCAGAAGACGCTGCGGTATTAGAAGGCTTTCTTCAATCCGAAACACAAGCAGAATTTGAGCGTCTAAGAAGGCAGGGAGGGGGGGTTCCTATTGGTAATCCCGCTGATCCGTACGGGCTTAAAGCGCTGGGTATTGAATCCGGCGGTATCCCGGGTTTCTTTAAAAAACTAGGGGCTGGTTTCAAAGACCTCACCGGAATAAGTGGGGGCGATGCATTAAAATATGCTACTATGATGGCAATAGCTAAACTAGCCTATGACGATGCCAAACAAGCAAGAGAAGAGGCAAAGGGCGCAAAACTTGATATAGCGGGGGTAAGAGCGGTACGAGGCGCAGACGGAGGGGTCTCTTTCCG